GTATACCACTGAATACCTAATCTTTTTTGCAAAGGCGCATAAGCAATGCCATCAATATTTTCGCCTTGATTATCTTTCCAGACGGAGGTAACTACATATCCGGGGGTGTTAGGCCAGGAACCTGCATTGTTCCAGGTAGCCACTGATGTGCCAGCCCCTAATTGAATATCTGCGACGAGATTATTATTCAGATGTGTACTTAGCCAGCCGTTCCAGACATTACCAAAAATATCCCCGTTACCAGCCATGCGTGACGTGCCATTTCCTGCCTGTACTTCGCCTGTAGCTACAGCGTTTCCGTTTACTTTCAGGGAAACCATGCTCTCCACAAGATTACCGATGAAACGTAATACATGTGTGTAGTTCGAGTAAACATCAAGCACGCCATCGCCGTTCTGTTTAAAACCAGTGTCATTATCACCAAGAACGATCGAATTGCCGCCCAGCGCATTATCAGTACCAATGCTTAGCGGACCGTTAAGACGCCCTCCGGTAATCGGCAATGCACCCACATCACTGGCTGACGGTTTATTTGCGGTGTTGTAGTCAATAACCCACGGGCGACTGGTATTCGGTACAGTTCCCCAGTCCTGGCGCTTTGCATTCGCGCCAATATGGGCATAATAATGCTGAAACCAGACGTCTCCGATTTTCTCAACAAACAGATATCCATAGCTGTACAACTTGCTGCCACCCGGATAGGTGGGAAAATCAACGACCGTATCAGAATTCGACACCGCCACCTTCCACCATCCGGGTGCATTAGCTGATGCCATCGTGCCGTTATCGGTAATTTCTCCAACAGCATCGGCGGAAATGGCCCCCACATCTGACGCCCACAAAGTGATATCACCGGTCAGTGGTTTACTGTTAACCCGCCGTGTCGCCGGGACAGCATTTTTTGCCAGATTTATCGTTTCGCCTAAACCGAGGTATGTGAGAAGGCCGGCGATATCTTTTCCGCTTAAATTCGTCAGTGTATTGTCCAGCGGTTGCTTTCCAGCCAGAGCGTTTATCATCGTCGTGGCAAAGTTCGGGTCATTCCCCAGAGCCGCTGCCAGCTCGTTCAGCGTATCCAGTGCTGCAGGCGCAGAATCCACTATTGCCGCGATAGACGATGCCACAAATTCCGTGTTTGCAATCTGTTTAGTGCTGTTACCCGCCGCTGGCGTCGGTACCTTTGGAATCCCTGTGAGTGTCGGGCTGTCCTTCTGCGCATACTGTGAATGCGGGTCCGGCGCAGCAAGATGCTTTGCCATCAGGTCGTCTACATATACCTTCAGCTCCAGCGCCTTATCATCCACATATTTACGGGTTGCCAGCACTACTGCAGGGTCAATTTTCAGGGTGATGTTATCGGTGCTGCTGGTAATCAGTACCATGCGCACGGTCTGCGTACGTCCGCTCCCTTCTGTCAGCTGCGGCTTGTAGCTCTCAGGGCAGTTACCCACAGCGATCAGCGCACCGGTTTCATCAAACAGGCCGACCTCACGAATCCACCACCCGCCCTCAGTTTCCGGGATTACCTGCTCAGCAATAATCTGGCTGTTGTTCTGCGGGTCGATATACAACATATTCAGCGCTGCGCGGCGCCTCTCAGCAACTAACGCGGTCTGTTGTGCGCTGGGTGTGGGCAGCACACCGCCACCGTCTCCCACCGCCATATGGGTAATTTTCAGCGGGATACCGAGCGCGGTGGCGCTTGCCAGTTTCGCCGCGCCGATGTCCGTCAGCAGGGTATAAAATTTTGCGCTCATGGGTTCACTCTCATTGTGTCAATAACATGGACTGCTCCGCCTTCATATGCGGTGCCGCCGGAAATGATGGTTTCGTTGATATACGGATACACCGTGATTTCTTCGCCAAGGTAGCTGGCTGCGCCAACCCAGTAAGGGCCGCTGGTCTGCATATTAATGGACATACCTGTCATGTGGCGGCTGCATGGTTTGGCATCGCTTATCAGGCGCTCAAGCTCCAGATAGGTGTCTTCGGTGATACCATGATCCTGTACGCCAATATCCAGACGGAACGTCCCCGGCGTTTCGCCGGTCTGCCACCACTCAATGATGCGGATCAGGAAGCCGAACGGCTCAACCACACGCCGCACGGCGCTGGTTGTTCCTTTATGCTGATGGATATAGAAAGCATCCTGCACCACACGGCGTTTGACATTTTCTGTCCAGCTTTCATCCCAGCGGTCAACGGAAAACGCCCAGGCCAGATAAGGCAGGAATCTGATCGGGCAGGTTGCCGGGTTCCACAAATCACGCAGCGATATCTGCAGATCGGAAATCCCGCTGCAGGTCTGCGCCAGTCGGCGCTCAAGCGGCGACGAACCCGGCGGCAACAGACTATTCATCCGTGCCCCCATTGGTAACGCTCCATTCGGTACAGGATGCCGCCTGTGTCTTATCCAGCACCACATCCTCCAGAGGGGACGTCAGCTCCACACGCTGGACGCCCTCCACGTGCAACGCGGCATAAATGGCGCTGCGGCGGATATCACGTCCCAGCCTCGTCTGACTGGCGATGTACTTCTGCAGGCTGGCTTTTGCCGCCGCCATAACAGGCTCCGCTTCCGGCCCCGGATAAAGAAAAATGGTAGCCTCCACCCGGTACGGTATGATCTCCGCACTACGAACCGTCAGACGGTCAGCCACCGGGCGTACACTCTCACTGTTCAGGGCTTTCTCAACCACATCCAGCAGATCTTTTACTGCTGTACCATCACCCTCCCGGCTCAGTACGGTAAGTACCACCTCTGCAGGAGCCGGACTGGTTGCGCTGGCATCTGCCACACGTCCGTCCGCACTTCTGGCGTGAAATTCATAGGCTCCCGTAGGTCCAGCAACGGACAGTCCCTCAAATGCTGCAGGGATGCGCTGGCGCAGCGCCTCATCATCTTCCATCACTGCGGCGACCGGCGGTACTGCATCATTATCAGCAGGCACTACCGTCAGACGTTTCACGTTGCAGTTGGCTGCCAGCTGCTCAAGATCATTTCCCATCGAATAGGCCACCATCACCGCCTGCGCAGCCTCGTTAATACGCTGGCGCAGCAGGATTTCGCGGTATGTGCTTTCCTGCAGCAGCTTGGTGACGGGTTCAGATTCCAGCGCCAGCGTGCGCCGTACCGCGTCCTGTTCATCCACAGGATAAAGAGCCACAAAAGCGGCCTTGCGCTCAGCCAGCAGCGTCTCAAAATCCGGCACGTCCACTATCTGCGGCGGCGGTAACCGGGAAAGGTCAATGACTGCCATTGTCTGCTCCTGTTGATATGGAAAGGGAAACCGGTGCACCGTTATTACTATGTCCCGTAAGCTCAACCACCATAGAGCCGTCAAAATTGCCGTTGATGGTGATGGAGTCCAGCGTAAGGCGCGGCTCCCAGCGGTTCAGCGCCACATAGACTGCGGACATAATCTGCAGGCGCAGTGCCGGGCTCTGCGGCTGGTCAATCAGCGCGGACAGCAGCGAACCGTATTCCCGTCGGGCAATGCGGCTACCCTGCGGTGTCAGCAGAATATCCCGCACCGACTGGCGCAGATGGTCTGTATCCGCAAGGGCCTGCCCGTCATTCCGGCTCATACCGATATACAGCGTCATACCGGACCTCCCGATGTATCCCCGCCTGACTTAACGCCAGTGTGACCGTGTTTATCCATCACGACCCCGTTAGAACTCATTGCGCCGCCGCCCTGGGTGACGCCGCCGTTGATCACCACCTCGCTGTTAATGCGTGTTGTGTCAGCCTCCACCACAAACTCACCGGTTTTGAGGGTGATATTGTCCGCCGCCTCGATCACCATGGATTTGATACCCCGGACATGCCACCGCCCGGTAGCGGGTTCGTACTCAAACCAGCCCCCGTCCGGGTACTCCGTCACGCAGCCGTCCACAGAATCCGACGGCGGCGCAAACTGATTGGAGTAGATGGCGGGCAGCACAAAAGCAGTTTCCAGATTGCCGCCCATGCTCAGCACCACCACCTGCTCATCCGGCGACGGGCACCACCATGTACGGGCACCACCGGCACGCAGCGTCAGCCAGTTAATCCAGTTAGTTTCAAGCTCGCCCACTTTCACCCGGCACAGCCAGTTTTCCCGGTCCACTTCGGTCACGGTGCCGGTGCGGATCAGGTTGGTGATAAGGCGCATGATTTCGGTCAGTTGTGCATTCATAACGACAGGTTGCCATCAGAGGGAAAAGGGAGGCAGCGCGGGCGCTTGTGCCAGCAGTGGCACAAAGATCACCCCGCCAGCCAGCGCAGCAGAGTGTCACGGGTGATGGTTTCCACCTCATCATTCACGCCCAAAAGGCAGCGCTCTGCGTAGCGGACCTCCGGGCCTTTTCGGCTGACGCGATCACGCAGGCCGTAATGGTGAACACGGGCAATGCGCTGCACCTTGCCATCAAACTGCACGCTGGCGGAGTCCGCACTGGCGGCGGTTTTCAGGTATTTTGTGGTGCGAAGCTTTGCAAACATCTGGCGTTTAATACGTCCCTTCTTGCTGCGGGCTGTCACCCTGCGCGGCTCATAGCCGCTGCCGTCAGGATTACGCTGCAGCCTGATGTTCTGCTGCTGCGTCCGGCGCAACTGTTGCGCCAGTTGCCGCATCATACGGTTGCGTGCGGCAGGCTCCAGATTCGCCAGCAGCGCCGTCAGCCAGTCGTCCACTTTCTGCAGTTCAGCCACGTTTCACCGTCCATATTTCTTCAGGTTCATCGGGTTCCGCTACAGCTTCAACGCTCGACACATTACCGTCTGTGCTGACCAGTACACGCTCCGTCAATTGCAGATTCAGGCTAATATCGCACACATCGTTACGCAGAATATCCACTTCAAAAGTGAACAGTTTTTCGCGCAGCTCTGGGTTATTGATAGCATCCGGCTGGTTTTCTCTGAACCACAGCAACACGGGAGCCATCAGCAGATTCTGGTCGCCGCTGAAATCCTCGATCACCACGTTCAGGGTGTAGCTGTATTCCCATGACATGGAGTTAGCTCCTGTTGCCACCAGTGAGCCGTTATCAACGAAAAGATGCAGCTTGTCCGGGTTGTCCCGGACATAGGCAACCGCTTTATTCAGGGCGCTGCGTAAGGACTGCGGTTTGTTCACTGTCTCGCTCCTGACACGCAATAATTGTGTCCACTTTGTCAGCACAGACCGCCCAAGCGGCCTCGGTTTCATCCAGCACCGCATTCAGATCGCCGTTACTGCGCGGCGCTGACCTTTCCAGGCGGCACTGCGTCACTCTGGGACAGCCACTCACGGTAAGCTGCACCTCCGGCGAGGGCCGGACGCTCCCGCAGCCGGATAATGTCAGCAGGCAAAGGAGTGTCAGCCCAGCGGCGCAAATTCTCGTTTTCACGTTTCAGTTCCTCGATCCGGCGCTGGCGGCTTCGCAGCAGTGCGGTGGTCTGTTCCGCCGCCGCATAAAGCCGCGTCTGCTCCCGACTGTTGGTTTCAGCCAGAATGGACAGACCGATCAGCTGGCTGTTTTTCTTCGTCAGTTCCTGCGCTTTACTTTTCAGCGCCGCGCGCTGCGTTTCGATGGTGTGGCTGGCGCTGTTAAGCCGCCACGACTGCCAGCCCAGCGCAACGAGTGCCAGCGCCACCACTACTGCCAGCGCACGCGTCATAGTCCAGCTCCTTTAAGGCACCAGGCCATCTCCCGCGCACGGCGGTTATCCAGCCCCTGATTAAAAACACCTTTCACATAAACCCAGCGCGGCAACTGTCGGCACGCATCCGCCCAGCGCCGCTGATTGAGCAATTTCACCAGCGTGGAACTGCAGGCATTGCCCGTACCCACGTTGAAGGCAAACGACACCGCAGCGTCATACACCTTCTGCGGCGGCTGTTGCTTCATACACCTTTCCAGCGCCCGCTCCACACGCAGCACGTTGGAGATCAGCCCTTCTGCTGCCTGTCGCTCCGTAATGGTTTTGCCGGGAATGACGCCCGACGTATTACCAATGCCGTCGGTCCAGACACCCGCGCTGCACTGATACGGCTGCAGACGACAGCCTTCGTAATCGGCGATCAGTTTCAGTCCCTCCACGGAGGTGTGAAGCTGCTGAAAACCCGGCAGCGTGGCAGCAATAGCCAGCACAGCCCCGACAAGGCAGCGTTTAACGATTGATGGATTCATAGTCCTCCCGCGAGATCTGCCCGTCGCGCAGAAGCTGGTAGGCTTTGTGTTTGTAGTACCAGTTGATAGCCAGCATCAGCACACCGATCATCAGGCCGCCCAGCGTTGAGGCATCCTTGATGGACAAATCGCCCAGCCAGGCCAGCACAACGGCGATGCAATACGTGATAAAGGCGCTGATTCGCTCAAGCGTCATAATTCAGTCCCATAGCTGGACGGTCTGCACGGTGGTGGTGGTCGGAATGTCCGGCAGCTCCACCTGCAGCCCGTGAGGTAAAAAGGGGCCAAATTCGGCAAGCCCCGGATTTGCCTTCAGTACCTGCTCCGTGACACCCTGCGTGCGCCCGTAATGACGCCAGCAAAGCGCGTCCACCGTGTCATACTGATGCGCACGCACTTTCATCAGATAAGCTCCACTGTGCAGTGCGGCGCATCCTGTACCCGGCTGATGGCCCAGCGGGCGTCACGCCACAAATCACCGCTGGCTTCAGCCAGTTCCTCGCCCCGCTTCACACCCGATGCCGTGGCGTCATAGCCCTGGTAACGTTCGTTGAGCATGGCGCGTGCCCAACAGTAAACCGCGTTGAAATAGTGCTGAATGCGCTCACTTTTGCCGTCCAGCTGTTCCGCCGGAACCTCTGCCAGCGAGGCATACCCCAGCATCTGCTGGCGTCTGCGAAACTCATACAGCTCTGCGTTGACCTCCGAAATTGCCGACAGCGCAACCTGCTTTAAACGCGGCTGCGTCACCGTGCCGTCAGTGCGCATCACACTGCGAAACTCCGACAAGTCCACATCAGGCCAGAACGGCGTATTCCTGATGATTTCCGCCTGTTCCGGTGCCTGTTCTGGCGCAACAAACTTCATGCTGCTTTCTCCTGAAATAGAGGGCGGTGGACGGGGTTTTGATGTGGCAGCGCCTTTCGCCACCCCGTGCCGCCCGTGCGCGGGGGCACGTTCTGTCAGCGGCTGTCACTGCGCAGTCTGCGCTCCAGCTGCTGTTTGTCTTTTTTCACGCCACAGCGGGGATCGAGCTGTAACGCATGGTTGAGATGATTAAGGGCGGAAGCCGGATTACTTTCACTCAGGACAGCGCCAATCGCTTTATGCAGACGCGCCCGCGACTGGTCCGGCATATCCAGACCGTCTGTCAGCTCCAGCGTCTGCAGCAACAGATCGGCATCAAAGCCGGTAGTGGCTAGCATTGCGCTCTGTGCCGCGTCTGCCATTTCCTCTGCCAGTACGGTCTGCACATTGCGGTTACCCAGCGGCATCACCCAGCCATGACGCAGGGCATGACGCCCGATCTCCAGCGCCCCTGCATAATCTCCGGCATCAATGCGCCACAGCATCACGTACATCAGCACGTCATCCTGTTGAGCGCCTCCGGCAGCCAGGACACCCTCCGCCCAGGCGGCGTACTTCGGCAGCAGCTCCACTTTGATTTCCGCTTTTTTGACCGTGGACTGAACGCCCTTGAGACGGCGGCGGTCTTCCGCCAGTTGCAGCAGCATCAGGTCATAGCCCGACGCGTGGCGAACGCTGCCGCCCTCGCGGGCGGCCTGTTCAGCCTGAACGCGCAGGCGATGCTGCCGTGCGGGACTCAGGCTCATGGGTTACGCTCCGGCTTCTGCTGCGGCGGCGCTGAAGTCGCCAATCTGGATGTTTTCCACCAGTGCAGCGCAGCGGTAGTCCTCAACCACATAGGCTTCGTTAACGGATTCAAAGTTTTCAATCCGGTCACGTTTCGGGTTGTCGATAACTGAACGGCGGCGGGTGTCTTCCTGCCAGTAGATGGACAGGTTATCCAGACGTGTGATCAGCAGCGCATTCGGCGGGAAGAACGGCGCACGCACGGCCTGCAGGCCCCCCATGCGCTTCTGACTGATGATCATATCAGCAGCCAGTTTTTCACTGTTTTCCTGTTCTTTGTTGACCAGCGGGAAATACTTGTCAGACAGCAGTTCACGACCGCAAATCACCACCAGATCGTCATCGTCCTGGTAGACCACGTCGATAAGCTCATTGACGGCATCCATCACCACGGCGTCCAGGTTGGCATATTCGCCACCTTTCCCGACTTTCACCGTACCCGGTGTGGTTTCACCGCCCATGGTGGTGCTGCCCATGACGTGATCCGGTGCATCCTCACGGATTTTCTGCAACCAGCCTTTGTTCACATCCTGCAGCAGCGGGTTTTCGCTACGGTTAGAGGTTTTCGCGCGCTTCACGCCGTTAAAGCCGATCATGATGCGGTCCAGTGCCTGACGTTTCACGATGGCGTCACGGATACGCACCTGGAAATCCTGAAACTTCGCCCACAGGTCCAGCTTCGCGTAGGTCAGCACCGTGTCAAAGTTGGTCTGCTCGCATTTATATTCCACATCGACCATCAGCGTCGGATCGATAGGTTCACGCTCTTTCGCTGTGGTATCAGTGGTTCCGGCAATGGTGCTGCCAACACCCAGCCCCAGCAACTGACCGGACTGCTCAGTCACTGGCGTGACGTTAATCAGTGTCAGGAAAGCGGCGGACTGCTGGATCTGGTCTTCCAGCGTCTGCTGCACGGACGGTTCGACGGTGAACTTGCTGGACAGTTCTTCAACTGCCACACCGTTCAGACGCGCCAGCTGCTGCAGGTAAGCGTTAAAAGCAAAGCGGGTATTCTTCTTCATCGGGTTTTGTGCTCCATCAGCAATTGGTCAGAGTGTCAGCGGGGGCGTTACCGCCTGTTGCACGCTGGCGGTAGTCCTGGCGGCTGTCTTCATGACTCAGCTTATTCACCAGTTCGTTAAAGGCGGTTTGCTGTGACTGCAGGGCTGTCTCCAGCTCAGACAGGCGTTCTTCCTGCTCAGACAGGGATTTTTCGGTGCGCGCACTCAGGTTCTGCTGCTCAGTGGCGACCAGTTCCACGGCCTTATGCACATCAGAGAACCGGGCGTCATCGGACTGCTCTTTTTTGGTGAACAGCGCCGTGACACGGGCAAACAGGGACGGTTTGTCATCCTGGATTTCTTCCAGTTCGATCACCGTTTCCTCTGCAGCGGTAAAAAGATTGGCGGGATTCTGCTTGCGGTTTGCCAGCGGGTTATGGGCTGCACTGGCGCTGAATGTCAGCATTTCAGTGCCCAGACTGGCAGGGTCATCAGTGGCAGCCAGGCCGACCAGGTAGGCTTTGCCCGTATCAGCAAACTTCGGGCTGACTTCCATAGAGGTGAATAATTTCTGGCCTTTTTTCACCAGTTCCACCAGTGATTCCGTTGGCTCAACGTCGGCATACAGCGCCATCTTGCCTGCCAGCGGACCTTCCGTGATTTCTTCAGCAAACAGCGCCGTCACCTTGCCGTAGCGGTTAAAGGTGCTGTCCGGCAGATAAGACTTGATGTGCTCAAGGTTAATCAGCGCGGTGTACACCGTCGGGTTGTAGCTGGCTGCCATCTGTTCCAGCCATTCACGCTGGATTTCGCGTCCGTCGGTGGTGGCACCTTCCACCCCGATGCGAAAACGCTTTGCTTTCACTGTCATGAGCCGTGCTCCGTTAGAAAAAACTTACTGGAGCCTTATGGTTGCGGTGATAGGGGCAGTGAAACAATGCGCGGTATTTGTACCGACAACCACACAAACCGCAGGCGGGGAAAGCCTTCATTCAAGGCTGTAGGTTTGTGCCATGAACACCACACTGACACCCGCAGATCTCGATCCCCGTCGGCAGGCCATGCTGCTGTACTTTCAGGGATACCGCGTAGCCCGCATTGCTGAAATGCTGGGCGAGAAAGTTGCAACCGTTCACAGCTGGAAAAAACGCGACAAGTGGGGTGACTATGGGCCGCTGGATCAGATGCAGCTCACCACCGCCGCACGCTACTGCCAGCTCATCATGAAGGAGCACAAAGAAGGGAAAGATTTCAAAGAGATTGACCTGCTGGCGCGCCAGTCTGAGCGCCACGCGCGGATCGGCAAGTTTAACAATGGCGGCAACGAAGCCGACTTAAACCCTAACGTCGCCAACCGCAACAAAGGCCCACGCCGTCAGCCGGAAAAGAACGTTTTCACCGATGAACAGATTGAGAAGCTGGAAGAAATTTTCCATTCCTCCATGTTCAACTACCAGCACCACTGGTGGGAAGCCGGAAAAACCAACCGCATCCGCAACCTGCTGAAGTCACGCCAGATCGGCGCGACCTTCTATTTTGCCCGTGAAGCCCTGATTGACGCCCTGCTTACCGGACGTAACCAGATTTTCCTTTCTGCCAGTAAGGCACAGGCCCACGTCTTCAAACAGTACATCATCGACTTTGCCAAAGAGGTGGAGGTGGAGCTGAAAGGCGATCCGATGGTGCTTCCCAACGGGGCCACACTGTATTTCCTCGGCACCAATGCCCGCACTGCCCAGAGTTATCACGGCAACCTGTATCTGGATGAATATTTCTGGATACCGAAATTCCAGGAGCTGCGCAAAGTGGCTTCCGGTATGGCTATTCACAAAAAATGGCGACAAACCTATTTTTCCACGCCATCCAGTCTGACACACAGTGCTTATCCGTTCTGGTCCGGTGCGCTGTTCAACCGTGGGCGCAACAAAGCCGATAAGGTGGACATCGACCTGTCCCACAGCAATCTGGCCCCCGGCCTGCTGTGCGCAGACGGGCAATACCGCCAGATAGTCACCGTGGAAGATGCGGTGCGCGGCGGCTGTAACCTGTTCGACCTCGACCAGCTACGCATGGAGTACAGCCCGGACGAATACCAGAACCTGCTGATGTGCGAGTTTGTGGACGATCTCGCGTCCGTGTTTCCGCTCAGCGAGCTGCAGGCGTGCATGGTAGACAGCTGGGAAGTCTGGACCGACTTTCATGCACTGGCGCTGCGCCCGTTTGGCTGGCGCGAAGTGTGGATCGGTTATGACCCGGCAAAAGGTACGCAGAACGGCGATAGCGCCGGATGCGTGGTGGTGGCACCGCCAGCCGTGCCAGGTGGTAAGTTCCGCATTCTTGAGCGTCACCAGTGGCGCGGAATGGACTTCCGCGCCCAGGCTGACGCCATCAAAAAACTGACCGAACAGTATAACGTGACCTATATCGGCATCGACTCGACCGGCGTCGGTCACGGGGTTTACGAGAACGTGAAAACGTTTTTTCCTGCCGTCAGGGAGTTTGTCTACAACCCCAACGTTAAAAACGCCCTGGTACTCAAGGCCTACGACATTATCAGCCACCGCCGTCTGGAGTTTGACGCCGGACACACCGACATAGCGCAGTCCTTTATGGCAATCCGTCGCGCCACCACCGCCAGTGGCAACCGCCCGACCTATGAAGCCAGCCGCAGCGAAGAAGCCAGCCACGCCGATCTGGCCTGGGCAACGATGCACGCACTGTTTAACGAACCACTGCAGGGCGAGTCCGCCAATACCAGCAATATTGTGGAGATTTTTTGATGGGAAAGAGTAAGAAAAACCGCGCTGCGGCGACGAATCAGCTCAAGCATAAAAGCCAAACTTCAGCCGAAGCATTCAGCTTCGGTGATCCCGTTCCTGTTCTGGACCGCCGCGAACTGCTGGACTATGTGGAATGCGTACAAACAGATCGCTGGTATGAGCCGCCAGTAAGCTTTGACGGACTGGCGCGCACCTTCCGCGCTGCCGTGCATCACAGTTCACCAATTGCGGTGAAATGCAACATTCTGACCAGTACCTACATCCCTCACCCGCTGCTCAGCCAGCAGGCTTTTTCACGTTTTGTGCAGGACTATCTGGTATTTGGTAACGCCTACCTGGAGAAACGCACGAACCACTTCGGTGAAGTTATCGCCCTTGAGCCTGCTCTGGCAAAATACACCCGACGCGGGTTAGACCTGGATACCTACTGGTTTGTGCAATACGGTATGACAACCCAGCCGTATCAGTTCACGAAAGGCAGCATTTTTCATCTGATGGAACCGGACATTAACCAGGAGATCTACGGCCTGCCCGGCTATCTTTCTGCCATTCCGTCCGCCCTGCTCAATGAGTCTGCCACGCTGTTCCGTCGAAAGTATTACATTAACGGCAGTCATGCTGGCTTCATCATGTACATGACCGACGCTGCGCAGAACCAGGAGGACGTGAACAACCTCCGCAACGCGATGAAAAGCGCCAAAGGCCCTGGCAACTTCCGCAATCTGTTTATGTACTCGCCTAACGGCAAAAAGGACGGGCTTCAGATTATCCCGTTGTCAGAAGTCGCAGCGAAGGATGAGTTTCTGAATATCAAAAACGTGAGCCGTGACGACATGATGGCTGCGCACCGCGTGCCGCCGCAAATGATGGGGATTATGCCAAATAATGTCGGGGGATTTGGGGATGTGGAAAAGGCTAGTAAGGTATTCGTAAGAAACGAATTGATATCAATGCAAAAACGGATCAAGGAGATTAATGTCTGGTTAGGTACAGATATTATCGCATTTACAGAATATAACTTAGATATGTAATCGTCCCACAATACAAGGCAAAGAGCATACTCTTTGCCTGTAATTACAGTTATAC